TGACTAAAGCACGTGACCTAGCCAACCTAGGCTCAACAGCCACAACACTGGCTACAGACTCAGAAGTATCTGCAGCAGTGGCTGCAATTGACCTTACTCCACTTGTCATCGAAGACATTATGGATTCTAAGTAAAGAAAAGGAAGTAGTAACTAATGGCTACAACATCTAAAGCGCTGGCTAGAACAGCCGCAGCAACATCAAGCACAACCCTTTACACAGTACCGTCATCTACTACTACAGTAGTGACTAATATTGTGGTGACTAATACAGCAGCATCTGCAGGTACATACACACTTACTTTTGACGGTGTGGCTCTAGCATCAGGAGTTTCTATTGCTGCTAATGACACTGTAGTAATTGACCTTAAGCAGGTCCTTGCTACTACAAAGATTATTGCAGGACTTGCTTCTGCTACAACAATTAACTTTCATATTTCAGGTGTGGAGATTTCATAATGGGAATTAATAGACTACAACCAGCAGCAGCCGCAAGCGGTGCCCCATTTACTCGCCTTGCAACTGTAACATCAACATCAACCTGGACACATCCAGATACCGCATCTTCTGGTAGTCCTAAATGGATTCGCATAATTGCTTACGGTGGCGGTGGAGGTGGCGGTCAAGGCGGCAAAGCAATCGGAACTGACCCAGAGCCGCAATCAAGTGGTGGCGCAGGCGGAGGAGCAGGATTGGCTTTTGTCAATGACTTTCTTTTGACTGGAACACTTGCAATTACTATTGGCGCAGGCGGAGCAGGCGCTGCTGCTTATACCTTAACGTCTGGTTCAGGCGTAGAAGGTGTAGGAAATTACGGTGCTTCTGGCGGCGCAACAACCGTTGGTGACTTTATTGCAAAAGGTGGAGGCGCAGGCGGTTCTGCCTATGGTCGTCCATATAACTCTGGAAACCCTGGTACTGGTACAACTGGTGGTTCAGGTATTTTTAGTTTTACTGGAAGCGCTTTAACTTCAGGTGGCGCAGGTGGCTTGGCTGGAGATTCTTATAGCACCGCAACCTTGCTTAAAGGATACACCCCTTCAGTTAACTCTGATTTAAGTTTTCAAGTCCCAGCACAGGGTGCTGGTGGAACTGGCGGTGCTGGTGCTTGGCGTTCTGTTTCAGGAAGTGCAAACACTACTGTTTTGACTACATCTCTTGGAACTGGTGGAACTGGTGGCGCTAGCGGAGTTGCATCTGGTGCTAACTCTACTGCTACATCTACTGCAGGAGGTAATGCTTCTGGTTATGCAAGCGGTGGCGGAGGGTCAGGTGCAGCAATTATCAGAAGTTCATCTGGCTCAAACTGTACAGTAAATCTAGCAAAAGGTGGAGACGGCGCACCTGGCGTTGTCTACATTTATTACTAAGATAGGAAAATATAATGGCTAACTTTGCAGTAATTAAAGATAATAAAGTAGAAAATGTTATTGTTGCGGACTCTAAAACTATTGCTGAAGAAGTAACTGGTTTTACTTGTATACAATATGATACAAATACAGAAACACCTCACATTGGTCTTGGCTATGTTGATGGAGTATTTGAACAACCTGAACCAGTAGTACCAACAGAGTAACAACTTATCCCTGGACACGGATTTAAACTGTCCAACTAAATTTTCTATCTAAGGAGTAACGTGGCTGGTCGCGACATAACAGAAGGTGATGGTAATGTCTGGGAGTTAGCAGGCGATGGACTGCCTATTGCCCGTGGTATTGCAGACATTGGTATTGTTTCTACAGATGCTGTCTGGCAGAACACTAATATCTCTTACGATACAGCCATTGGTGGTATGCCGTTTATATCTGCAATCTCAGATAAAGATGAGGCTACACGTCAAACTGCACCATTTCGTAAAGACCAGTTTGATAATGGCAATGAACCTGGTGAGCAGTCGCTCACTGGTTGGTGGCTTCGCAGTCAGATGTCTTTTCATTCTGGTGCTGGTATTAACTTCTTTGACCCAGGAACTAATGACGAAGCAGGTCACTACCGCTTTGCTGGTAGCAAAGGTATAGATGTATGGACCAAGGGACAGGCTACACTTCTTAAAAATGTAACTGAAGGACATATTACAACTGGTGCTATTCGTTCCAATGGTCGTCCATTTCAGTCGCTACGTTCTATCCAATGGACTACAGGCGGCACAGTATTTGATGGTGCATTGCTTTGGGACGAGTATGATGTTGACAAGATTAAAGCCAATGACCCATCTAACCCAGTACATTTTATTGATTATAATGCTGGCACAGATGCACCCGTATATGCAATCTGTGATGACGGTACAAATGCATACTGGATTACAAACACAGCAACCAAGAAAACTGTATACAGAAAACCTCTAACTGGTTCTGCTTCTGATAACTCAGACAGAGTAACAATGTTTGATGAGGTAGGTCTTGTAACAAACGCAAGTATGGAATATGTCAAAGACCGTATTGTTCTATGTGCTAACAATAAAGTATATGAGTTTGCTGGCTCAGCAACTGCAATGCCAACTCCTTTATACACACATCCAGTAACTACACATGTATATACATCTATAACTGCATCTGGTCCTGCTATTTATATTGCTGGATACAATGGTATTCAGTCTACTATTCAGAAGTTTACGCTTAGCACTACTGGCGTAATGCCAACTCTTACATCTGCTGTTGTTGCTGCAGAACTACCAGTTGGTGAAATAGTACACAAGATTTATTACTACTACGGCTACATGATGATTGGTACTAATAAGGGTATCCGAGTAGCAGACGTATCAGACCAAGATGGTTCTATAAAGTATGGTCCTCTTATTGTAGAGACAAGCCAACCTTGCTACGACTTTGCTGCACGTAACCACTATGTATGGTGTGCTACATCTGTTGACGGTGAGCCAGGTACTATTCGCATCGACCTATCAAATGAGATAGACTCTTTGAGTTTTGCATATGCAAATGATATTAACTATGACGGAATAACTGGACATCAGACAACAGCATGTGCTTTTGCTGCTAGCACTAATAGACTTATGTTTGCAACTGCTAATGATGGTTCAACTGACGGACATGTATATGTGGAAGATACATCTACATTGCGCTCATCTGGTTATATAACTACAGGCAATATCCGCTATGGAACACTAGAACCTAAAAACTTTAAACGCCTTGTTGGGCGCGGTGATTTTACTTATGGCTCACTAGGTCTAATTACTGTTGATACAAATAGCACAGAGTATGACCATATTACATATGACTCACAAGTTCCATCTGTTGAAGTTGGTACTAACCAGCCATCGGTAGCCCGTGAATACATTGCATATAAGTTTTTATTCTTACGTGATGCTACTACAACTTCACTTGGTCCTGTATTCAAGGGCTATCAGGCTAAGGCTACTATTGCTACGCCTCGTCAGCGTCTAATTCAGTTTCCTGTTTATTGCTTTGATACAGAGTCAGACCGTAATGGTGTGACTACTGGCTATAAAGGCAGAGCGCATGAGCGCATCTTGCAGTTAGAAGCAATTGAAGAAAGCGGAGACGTTGTATTGTGGCAGGATTTGAATACACAAGAACTACGCCAAGTACAGATTGAAGCAGTATCTTTGAAGCGAGCAACACCACCAGATAAGTTTGGTGGATATGGTGGCATTATTACGATTGTCGTGAGGACAGTTTAATGGGAGCAACTGATTGGGCTGGACTTATAGTCTCAGTTATTACCATTGTTGCTTCTTTTGTTGCTGCAACAAGATGGTTAGTTAAGCACTACTTAGATGAACTTAAGCCGAATGGTGGCGGTTCAATGAGGGACGCAGTTAATATCAACACCGAACGATTGGACCGAGTTGAACAACGCGTTGACCAGATTTACCTCATACTCTGCGAAGAAAAGCGCAAGTAAGTACGCAGTATTTCTTTTAGTTCTAGGTACTTCTATGTTTTGGAGTCCCTCTGCTGTTGCTGAATCTTCAGGTCCAGCAACTATTACCTGCGCTAAGAATGATGGAACCCAGCGAGCCTTCAATGTACAGTGGGATAACACCAACTCTTACTTTAATGGTAAAGGTGATATTGCTCGTTTATTCTGTGAGGGTGGTCATGCACCTGATGGACATTCAACGTTCGTGTCTACATCAGTGCCTGATGGACCACTTCGTTTTTATAATGGTCAAGTACCTGAACCTATTGTAAGTCCCACTCCAGAGCCAAGTTCTGCTCCTTTGCCTTCACCTTCGCCAGAGCCAACTCCTTCTCCAAGCGCTCAACCTTCCGAGACTCCCACAGCCACTGTGTCCCCGAGTCCTTCAGTAGAAACAACGACGCAACCAAGCCCGTCACCATCCCCAGAATTAAGCCCACAATCCAGCCCGACCCCAACGCCATTAGCAATTCCATCTGATACTCCTACTCCTGTAGTTGAAACTTCAACTACTATTGTTGATACTATTACTGTTATTGTAGATACAACTACTGTTGTTGTAGAACCTACTCCTGTTCCTTCTCAGTCTGAACCCAGCCTACCCATTCATCCTCCCGTAGTGGAGCCTGAACCAACTCCTGCTCCTGCGCCTGCTCCAGCACCTCAACCTGAGCCTCAGCCTCAACCAGCGCCAGTCGCACCTGCTCCTGTAGTTGTTCCTGAACCAGCGCCTCCAGTTGCGGAAGAGCCGCCAGTTCCACCAGCGGAGCCTGAACCAGAGCCTGAGAGCCCTCCAGAGGCTCCTGAACCCCCTCCTGCGCCCGCTGAAGAGCCACCTGCTCCAGCGCCAGAGCCTGTCGAAGAACCTTCTCCACCTGTAAATGAAGAAGAACCGCCTGTCCCTCCAATTGAGGATGAACAGAGCGAACCAGTTGAACCGACTTTGCCAGAGCCATCTCCAGAACCTTTACAACCATCAGTACCTGATACTGCACCTGAACCTCCTAATGTTCACAGCGTTGACTTAGAAAGTCTAGCACCTTCTACTCCCGTAGAACTAGATAACGGGGTAGTTGTGACAGCAGAAGTTGCAATTGCAGTGGCTTTATTGCAAGACCCAGCAGCATTGCTGCAAGAATTATTTACAGACCCTGGTGCTGCACTTGCAGCCATCGGAAATGTAGGGGCGGACCTTCCACCAGAAGTACGTGAGACTGCAGAAGACGTAGTTGTCTCTGCAATTATCGCAGGTGGTATAGCAACACAGGCAGCAGCAGGCGCTGCTGCAACTGCAGCATATAGGAGAAAGCCATAATGAAAAAACTACTATCAGATATTGCCAATCAACTATGGACACTCCTTGGAATGTTCGTCGCTTGGGTGGTCCTTGAAGGGTCAGCCAAGACAGTTGTTGGTTATGCAATTGTGATTTGTCTAATCATCTGGACAGTCACACTTAATCTACGCAATCTAAAGGACGATGAATAATGGCAACATTTAAAAATGTAATGATGCGCATTGGCGCAGTCATTGCAGCAGAAGCACTAGGTGTTATTGGTGCTGGCTCATTGGTAGGTATTGAAGTATGGCAGGCAGCAACACTCGCTGGCGCTCTAGGCGCAGCGCGAGTACTAGAAGCACTTGCTCGATTCTTCCTTAACGATGGGTCTCTAACAGCAGACGAAATCAATGCAGCATTTGCAAAGGTAGATAAGAAGGCGAGTGAATAATGGGACAGCGTAATGATTTTATTAAGGTAGCCCGAACAGAAATCGGCGTAATCGAAGGACCGAAAGATAATGAAACTAAATATGGTGCGTTCACTAAGGCAAACTTTCTACCGTGGTGTGGTTCGTTTGTTAACTGGTGTGCGAACGAAGTTGGGCTTAAGATTCCTAACGTTGTTAGCACATTGGCTGGAGCCCAAGCCTTTATTAAGAAGGGGCAATGGGAAAAAGTAGATGAAGCGACTCCACTCCCTGGGGATATTGTTTTCTTTGATTTTCCCAATGATGGTATTGACCGCATTAGTCACGTTGGAATCGTGGCTAGAGACAACGGAGACGGAACTGTAATCTGTGTCGAAGGAAATACTAGCCCAGATAAGAAGGGCGACCAGCGCAATGGCGGACAAGTCTGCTTAAAGAAGCGTGCATATAAGACCAAGAATGGTCCTGCACTAAAAAAGTCACTGCCAGTTTATATCGTAGGCTTTGGCAAGCCTGTATTTAAGTCTTAAGTAAAGGCTAAGATACCTTAAGTAAAGGATAAGAATATGTTCGACAAAGAAAAAGCAAAGCAAATCGGATTGTCATACCTACGTGCTGCTGCTGCATCAGTAGTTGCTCTATACACTGCAGGTCAGCATGACCCAAAGGTCTTGGCTACTGCTTTTGTTGCAGGTCTTGTAGGTCCAATTATGAAGGCACTCGATAAGAACGCGCCTGAATTTGGACGCACTAAGTAACACTAATAAATTAAAAGCCCCCGCTCTGGTACTTTAACCTACCAGGCGGGGGTCTTTTTTGTTTTTATTCTTATTGATTCATGCCCCACATGAAGCAGTTAAGAATATAACCCTTCGAATGCTAGACCTTTTGCAATGATGCCATATTTCTGGCGCATTGCACGTCTAGTCTTTTCTGTCGTACCACCCCAAAAACCTGTCACATTATTATGTAATGAATAGTTGAGGCATTCAGTTCTAACTACACATGAACCACATATGCGAGTAAGTATTGGTTCGTTATCATATCTTTTGCTACCATCTTCGACAAAGAAATCATTTGTATCTAGACCTTTGCAGTTTGCTTGGTCTACCCAAATCAAATCATCCGATAGGTTCATTATCCTCCTGTTGAGTAGAAGCCTGGTGCATTAAACTTAATCCCTGGAGCAGACCATATGCGCTGCATAGTTCCACTGCAAGTAGAACAAATCGGTGGTATGTTTTCATTTATTTCTATAACCTCACTACAAGTGTTACATTTAAAATCATATAGTGGCATTACTCGCAGTCTCTCCAGTCCATTGGTGTTGGTGCGGTTGTAATGGTACCGCACTCCTTGCACTTCTGAGCAAGGTCATACCATGATACTTCCCTTGACTCTTGGTCCCACATTACAGTTATCTCGAACATAAGGCAACCACATATGCAAGCAAATGTAGGTGTACCTCTTAAGTCATTCGTCTGCTTCGTACTCATGAATGGTCAACCATTCCAGATAGTTCACTATCATGCTCGTCTCCGCTCTCGCTTTGTGACTCTGATTCAATAGTGTCTGGTTCATTGTATGGTCTCCATCCGCCTAAGTTTTTAATTAATGAATTCATAGCACGCTGTACTTTCATACGCGCACCATCTGGTGTGCTTTCCATATCCTTGGCTAGTAGTGACCAGTCAGGTGAATCAATACTGAATCGTAGTCTTAATATGTTTTGCTTTGCGTCGGATAGTTTTTCAAATGCTTTAGAAATATCGCTGCGTAAAGAGAGCCAGTTGTTGCCATCCGATACGTTGCCGCTTCCGAACTTAGCATTGAGGTCCTGGATACTAACGGGGATTGAATATGTCCCAGCAATGATTGATGGTAAGAACGCTTCAACAACAGATACATCATAGTAATATAGGTCTGATGAATCGTATCCTGACTTCTTTGCTTTCTCTCTTTCGCAATACTTAAGAGCCGCATTACGTAGGGATTTAGCAATTAATTTATCCTTATCTTTAGACTCTAATTCGGACCATTCTTTATACTTACGTGGATGTCCAACAAACCACACCCATAATTCTTGTGCTATATCATCACGCTCAAGCATGTTGTACTTGCGAGTATACTCGGATGATAATGTCTGCACTAAATCATTGTACTCTTCAATGTAATTCATTAGGGTAGACGTACCTCGCCACCGATAATTGGTACAGCATATGGTACGACTTTCTTATTGTCTTCTACTAGGATACCAATGCCCTGCTGCCAGTTGGCAGTACCTGCCGATAGGTAATCTGCCTGCTTGATATCCATCATATGCCCGACTTCTAGACCGAATAGGGTAGATGTCTTGCCGTAAAATCCAACTGTTTCATGTTGTAATCCCACGCGATGCGTGTGTCCACAGACTACTGACTTGCCTAGGCGCTTGGCTAGCGACAGCGCTGTACTTCCAGGTGTCTGTGACAACTTGCCTTCATCACCGTGTGCCATCACCCAACCAGGTAGCAACTCATGCATCTTATGCAAATAAGTTACGCCTAAAGAGTTATACCCCAGTAGTTCTTCAATCTCTAGTGACTTGAGACTGCTGAACGCTGGGGCATACTTACGAATGTAAGTGTCAATGCGGTCCGTATGGTTAGACCGCTGAATATAAAATGGTTTCTTTCCTAAAGCCTTCTTGTAATCGCTAATGATTTCTTTTGTTGTGTCAATGCCTTGTTGTAGTGTACCTGCATATTCACCAGCCATACCTTTATTCCAACGGCTAGGTTCAGGTGCATCTAGTTCATCACCTACACACCAGAGTTCGTCTGGCTTGTAGTCAGCAATGAAATCTATGGTTGCATTTACCGCTTTGTCATCTTGATATGGAATCTGCAAGTCACTGAGGACTACGACTCTTTTCATATATGTCTCCATTTGGAATGCCAGCCCACTGATTGCGCTGAACAAGTAAGCCAATTATGGCATAGTTTGCTAGGTCAATCAGGGTATCTTCAATGGATTCATAGTTCGGCGTGTCGCCAGTATCTACTAGGTTATTTAGTCTAGCCAGTTTGTCATACATGCGGACGCGCAGTCCGTTCATAGGACCGCCAGGTGCGCCTGCAATATTCATTGGACCATAGTCATCATGCTTTTTGCACAAAATAACTTGTAGTTCACCAAGAATATCTACTACATTATTCAAGTCCTTCATTAAGTAACTCCTCTAGTCCTGTGTCCATGTACTTCTTGGCTACCTGTACTACTATCTCATTGAATACTTCATCTGTCTTGCCATACTTAGACGACAGCATAAGGGCTGCTATACCAGTAATCAAGAACTTTGCTTCCTCTGGGTCTTTATCAATAGCATCATACACATCATGCAGTGCATGAAGTATATTCAAATGCTTTTGGCTAGATAATTGTATGATTATATCAAAATCTAAATGGTCTGCATGCTTCCAGAAACTATCATCCATTGGCAATGCATTCTCGGATTCGTTCGTCAATCCACTCACTCCCTTTCTTTATCATCATAGAGTTTACATCTTCACCGTCTGGCATGCTGATGATGTTTACATTACCAAGTTCACGGCTAATCTTCTTGCCAAACTCTAAGCCTGGGGCATCGCCATCGGCTAGTACAATGACTGTTTCAAAGTCATCTAAGATTTTGGCATAGTGTTTTTTCCAGTTGTTTGCACCTGGAATACCAACTGTTGGATGCTGAGTCTTGACACTCATCATGATGCAGTCGAACTCACCTTCGGTTACACATATGTAACCGTCGGCAGCAAAGACTGCTTGCGTATTAAACATAGTGGTTTCAGCACCAACTAATCCCATATACTTAGCATCGTGTGTACCTGTTAGGTCACGAAATCTAATATCTACTACGCCTGATGGCGTAATGTATGGGATAGCAAGCCTGCCTTTATAAGGCTCATGCCCTGGAAGCGGGTCTTCTACCACTCCCAAGTGAAAGACCTTTGCCTCGTCTACCGAGAGATGACGGTTTGATAGATACTCGCTCGCGCTTTCTATTGCTGCTGTATACCTCTGTGTTGCCTGTAGCAAGAACTGTCTCTGCGAATTGTTTAGCCTCACGAAAATTCACTCCCTCTTTGTACATGATTAGCGAATAGACATCGCCTTTGACACCACAACCGTGGCAGACAAAGGCGTTCTTATCGTAGTTTACTGCTGCTGATGCGTGACTATCAAGATGAAAGCAGCACTTCATCTTACGCCAGCCAGCACCTAGTGCTGGTGTGTCTGCACCTATATGGCGCAGGTATTCTTCAATGCTTGGTTTCTCCATTGTTTAAGGCTCTCTTTAGTAGGGCTAACCACACATGTCCAGGCATGGTGCAGTACCACTCGCTAGGGCTCCGCTTCCCTTTACGTTTGTGCCACACCACGCCTGTCCATGCCCCGTCATTGCTCATTTCTATGAGCAATTCTTCTGTCCATCCAGCCAAATTCATCTTGGCATGATTCTTAATTTCAATTGTAACTCCAGGTATACCAGAGATGTCACCTTTATCTAGCGTTGCACCAGCCAATCGTCTATCAGCATACTGAAAGCCATTCTCTTTGAGATATGCAACGACATCTCTTTCTGCTCCAGAACCTTTAGCCTTGGCTGCACTACTCATACTGTCATCTCTGCCTGTCTATAGTCACGGACTACATCTTCAAGATACATTGAGCCAGGCTCGAATGATAATGAGATGTAAGTATTACCTGTTGCATCTGCTTTCCCATAGCGATTCTTTACAGGGGCTACGCATAGATATGCGTCTTGTCCTTGCATCATCTGACCTACAGTTAGCACCATAGCAGGAATCTGCGCGACCTTGCCTTGCAACGCTGAGCGTGGCTGACACGGATAACCAGGTGCACCTTCCTGCGTATGGTGTAACACTAATACGGCTGCGTTAGTATCTCTTGCTAGGTACTTAAGTTCTTTCATAACTTGTCGCATGCCTGCAAATTCTTCATGTCCATCAATAGCAATATCCATAAGGTTATCTACAACTATAAGTGTAGGACTTCTACCCCAGATAGTTTCGAATGCAGATACTTCTTCATCTAAATCACGGAGAGTAGGGCTTGGTTCGAATGACCAATACATATTCCCATACTCACGCAAGATAGCCTCGGCTGTATCTGGCTGTGTCTTTAACATTAGTTCTGCTTGCTGTTGTGGAATGCGTGCGCGGAGTGCTAGCAATCTCATAGCCATAGTATGTGCATTGGTATCTGCAGAGAAATATAAAGTAGGTTGTTTTAATCTTGCTGCAATATGCAATGCAATACTTGACTTGCCTGCACCAGGGGTGCCTGCAATTACTGTTACTTCTGCACGCCGTAATGTGATTCCTTCTCTTGCGAAGGCTTGGAAAGGTGGCGGTAATGGTTCTCCGCCGACCTCTGCCTTGCCTACGCTACGGCGTAGTGTTTTCATTTATGCCTTTGTTTGGTCGGCTACGAATGAAGCAAACTCTGGTGAGCCTGCCTTCACGTACTGTGTTGCACACTTGCTTGGGTCGCCTTGCTTAGCAGGACAGAAGTGTCCCTTGTAAGGACCGAACTTACCTGTCATACCATGAATACGAGTCATTGAACCATGAGGACACATGCGCTGACCTGCACCTGCTGGTGCTGCTGCTGGTGCGAATGATTCAGAAACAACTGTGCCACCCATTGACTGTGCTAGATAGCCAATCGCTGGGTCCATAGGTGTTGCTGCAGGTGCGCTGAAACCAGTGCCACGCACTGCTTTTTCGACCTCTTCAATTGCTTCTGCAATTGCAAAGACCTGTGTTGTTAGCGCTGTGAATTCATCAGGTGTGTTAGCACGTAGTGTTAACTGTGTACCTGCTGGTGTCTTAAGGTTGATGCTGATAGGTGCTTCTGTGTGGGACATTATTCTCCTTGTATTGGTGTTGATATGTTTTTCTTTTCGCGGTGCTTTCTTACTTTCATGGCAAGTTCAATACCTTTCCAGCCATGAACTAAGTCTACAAAGTGAAGAGTACATTGTCCACTACCTGCTGGTAGATGCACGATGATTCCCTTCTCTGTGTTGATGTCACCCCAACTACTACGGGTTGCCGTAGCAGGGTCATACGGCAAGCCGTGTGCATATACTGCTAACTGCATAGCGATTTTGTTTGGGTAACTAATACTGCCTGTCTTAAGGTCAGAGATAAACTTCTCGCCTTTGTATTCGACAATGCGGTCTGGTGTTCCTGCAATCTTATACTTATCTAAAACGCAGAACTGTTCAATGTGCACGTTCGTAAAGTTTTTAGTTGCATCTGCATACGCTTGTATGTCTGCAACATAATCATCTGGTATAGGTCCAAGGTCCTGACCTCTATCTAACTTCTCTGTAAGAGAGTGAATTGCTGTTCCGATAGTAGCCTGCTTGGTAGCACCTGCTGCTTCCATTGCATCTTCAACTAACTTATCCATCTCTAACTTATCTTCACGTGCTGCTGATGCAGCAAGTAGCAAGTCAGAACGTAATGTTAATCCAGTAGCAGCCATGCGTAACTTCCACGCTACTAATGCAGTGCCATCATCTAATGAACCAGCAACTGTTGTTGTTCTTGTATATGCCACTGGCTTACCACCTTTAGGTGGAACAACCATTGGTCTACCGTACCTATCTCTAGGTATAACTAACTCTGCCATCATTCTCCTTTGATTAGATACCAGTCGGGGGTAGGACAAGGAGAGAGCCAAAAACCTACCGCCCTACTGGTTGTCCCATCATAGCATATGAACGGTTATGCGTTGATGTCGTTGCCGCAGTGCGGACAAAACTTTTCTCTCTTTTTGTATTCTTCACTGCGTACTTCTTGCTTATAGTTTTGATGGACATATACTTTACAGCGATTGCGCACTGTAAAGGTGCGCACTATAGCACCAGACTGATGTAGTACTGAAAGGATACCACTGCATGTTCCGTGATGCCAACCTGTTTCAGTTGCTATCTCTTTCCATGTAGCACCTTCAGTGCCTCTGCTTTTTAATATACTTAACGCTAACTGCTGGTTGTTTAATTCCCGACCAGAGTGGATATTATCTAGCGCTCTCTGCTGAGATGTATCCGTACCTGACCAGCCAGCAGTACCGTTGTATGGTACATAGGCTGAAGACATTAGTTGTCTTCTTCGATGTCAAAAATTTCAATGTTATCTACATCTATTTCTGCAGCGTAACATTCAACTGAAATGTTGTCTGAGATAATTGATTCAACTTCATCTTCTTCTTCTGCATCTAGTTCGAATGAACCAGTGATTGTAAATGTTCCACGATACTTGGTTGTAAGTTTGCTTGTGCCGATTTGTTCGAGTAATGTATTGACATCACCCTTGTTGCAGACTGTCTCACCGTCTGACCATTCACCTTCACTGAAGAAGTCACGTACTGCATTACGAATGTCACGGATTTCTTTTCGTTGGCTATCGTTGACTTGCTGGATTGCATCGATTTCCTGCGCTCTCTTTTTGAAATGCAGAACTTCTGCTTCAGTATAGTTTACAGTACCATCTTCTGTTGTTACCTGGATTGTGTTCATGTTTCCCTCTCGTTGTTTGTGTGTGCTCCGTGTTCGCCACTGGCGGAGCAACCCAGTGAGGTGTCCCCTATATGATAAAGGAATCATACAAGTTAATGCGTGGCATAAACTACCTGCATCTCGGAGGCACGTCCATGCTCCTTACGCTGGTTCACTATGCCAATTGGTGTGTACATCCTATCACTCCTAGTAACAGGCACCAATACTATGCAAGCACTAGACTTAGCGCTTTGCTTTTGATTCTGTCATTGCGTCCACTGAGGGTGGCAACGGCGAGCCGTTCGGCGCCACCCGAAGCATGATGGTCAGCGTATTCTACTACTGCCTGCCATGCACCAAAGGCTGTGCCTCGAATGTTTGATTGTGTTTCTGATTCATTGTATACTTGCCATGCTTTATCACGTGCAGTAACAGCAAGAGTCTGTTGTCTACGCTCACCTTGTGTGAGCATGTGGTATGGCTTGTCTTCTACTGTAGTAGGCAAAGCCCATACACGTTTGAAGTAATCACGCACGTGTGCTGCTGATACTTCACGTTGCAGTAAGCCACTTGCTGTATGCTCATACTCTTCAATGGCTTGATATGTAAGTTGGGTGATGTTACGAATATCATTTACAGATAACTCTGAGTTAGTTGTATGTTTCATGACATAGGTAAAGTCATTTGTCTTCTTGCCTTTAATCAACGTATTGATTTGATTGGAGCAGAACAAACGCTCAATGATAGGACGAATACGCACTGCGCATGAACCATCATGTGATGATTGGACTAATAGGAATGCAGCATGTGGGTCATTGGCTACGTTTACACCAAGAGGTAGTTCCATAACCATCCAGATGTTAGCACCGTTATTGTACTCACCTGCTGCTGTGTAGCGTGCATCACCTGAATCTACCAGTGTATCTAGCGCACTAAATACTTCCATGTTTTGCACTACTTTGTACTTGTCACCGACTACACCAATGACTTCATTGGTATTGTCTTTGCCAAGTTTGATTACTGCTTGCTTCTTAGGTACGGGATAGTAATCTGTTACTGTCTCGTATGGATTGACCTCATTAGAAACATATGCCTGCATATCTGCAAGCCTTACGTTCCAGTCAAGACCAGCCTGTCGTGCAGCCTCTGATGCAGAGCCAGCATTAACAGCAGTGCCTGCTTTTACCCAAGCCTGCTTGTTTAGTTTAGCCACTGCTTTGTTATTATATTCTTCGCTTACTTGTAGCATTGCTCCCTCTCTTTACCATGATGCTTGATACTCAAACTGAGCATCATCTGTTGACTCATCTATAATTGTAGTTAGTGTTTTAATTGTAGACTTTACATTGTCCCAGTACCACTCGTCAATTTCTGTAGTACCAAAGAAGAAGCCACTGGTTGGAGGCAGCAGTTCCCATGCTGTCTCTTCTGTGCCTTCATCTAATACTTTCTGGCAGTCATCTCGCAACTGGACAATGTCCATCTTGTTAAGATGAATAGGCGTGCAGTCATCTACTGCATTAGCATTGCTGATAATCCAACCATGAATAGCATTAGCCTTACGCCAATAGGCTACCTCATGTGTATCTTTTTGATATAAATACATGTCAAGACCCATGACTATGCATCCTCTCCGAAGATGTTTGCTGTTACTTTAGGATGTAGTTCTTCGCGCATACGAGCAAATGAACTTGGGTCCCAGCCTGATGCATAAACACGGCGTAGTAGTATAGCCAATGAATAATCTTCTGATGCATTACTTAAAACAGTAAGTGAGTCCGAAGGATTACGCATCTCATAGTACATCAACGATAGCAATGAAGCAGGTGCATTGATATAGATAGTATCTGTTGGGGCTGCATCTAATAGATACTTGAGTGCAGGTAGCATACGCTCTGACTTATCTTTATCTATCAAGCCAAGTGCATAGTCACGTACCTGAATGTCTGTTAGATAATACAGGATGTTGGCTGTTGTCTCTGCATCTGGCAACCACTGTTCATTGAATGAATCAAAGAGATGTTCAACCATACGTGCGCCTACACGCTGGACTGCTGTCTCTTGATTGTTTACTAGCGTACCCAACTCTACGAGTTGGTCATTGATTGTTAGTGTCTGTTCCATTGTTGCTCTCTCTTTCTAGTCGTGTACCTATCCACCGATGAATAGACATTGTTGCGCCATACATTTGTACTGCATCCTTCACCCAGAATAAAGCAGCGTCATCATCATCTGCTTCGACTGAGATTTCTACTTGTACTATGTAGTTCATTAGTACCAACCATTCTTTCTATGGTGAGCCCATGCGATTGATGGCTTGTCGTATCGATGAACGATATACGACAGCCCCTTCTCAATCTGAAGAGGGGCTGGAGTGCCAGGCTTTGTGTTCAGAATCTGTGCGATACCGTAAGCGCTAGATTCAGGGTTATCTGCATACATATTCCATGCTGACTCTTTACCCCATAGTTTGTTGAGTGAACGCCACTCAGCCTTGGTCCATGCTGGGTGGTGCAGTTTCATATATGCAAGGGCATAGGCTTTAGCCTTCTGCTTGCTCCATACTGTTGGACCTAACTCAACCTTACATGGGTCATAGTTAGGATTGTCGGCTAACGATTTGATAGGGATACCTACCATGCTAGCGAATGTAAGGATGGCTATGCTTATACTGGCATAGTATTTCTTGAAGGCGTTAGTCAGCATAGACTACGTCATAAGGTTCGTCGGGTGTATTGCGTACACATTCAAAGATAAAGTTGCCGCAGTCCTCACACTCGCCGTCTTTATCTAATGCGATGTCATCTTCTTCTCTTGGTTCAGACATTGTTTTTCTCCCTTATTGATTGCTCTACTAATTCTATCGTCTCTTGGTGTCCTGCTTCTGCCTCATCATATGACTGATACCTACGTGTAAATGCTCCCACTTCGGCATCTTGATAGTCAAATACCATGGTCTCATATAGGTCTAGACCATGGGCAAATGGCAATGAAACTGTAGATACTTCTATGCTTCCTACTTTTGTTTTGAGATACATCATTACTTGGTCGCTAACTGTTGACGCTGTTCTCTATATGCACGCAGTCTGCGTCGCAGGAATTTATTATCCTGCTGCAACTGGTAGTTTGCAATAGTAGTTAGAACTATAATGAAGATAGATGCTGCTAGTGCGATAGTTATTCCTACGATTTCAGATGTAGATAAGTACATGATTCTCCTATGATTCTAGATGGACTTGTAGTTAGCCGTTCCAACGACTTAGATGGCTTGTAAAAAAAGAGGTAGATGAGTGGCTCAGGGGAACCACCCACCTACCTAGTCTTTAGGCGTGAACTTCTACTGCATGTACTTCCAACTGAAGTGTTGGTGGATACTGCTTGTCACGCGGAACATTAGGACGGCTATCGAATCGAGTACGCATGCGTCCTGTGAGTGTGATAGGCATTGAGGCTTCTGTTCCTGCCTTAGTTGCACCTAGAATCTCACTTACTGTGGACTCATCTAGTGCTACTACATTCATGCCTACTACATAAATCATGCGGTCTGCTGAACCATCTGAGGTTCGGCTTACATCGCGCTGGTCAAACCAACCCGTTAGTAATGTACCCTTTTCGTTTGAGTATGTCTTAACATTCTTGATTGTACCTGTGATTGTGATTTCGTTCTTCATCTGTCTTACTCTCCTTAGTTAGTTGATTGATTGACTTACTGGCTGGCAAGCCCGCCAAAGGCGACGGGCTTGCCTGCTTTTTACTTATTGTTTCTTTCATACTCACCATCTGGCGAGTAATATCCTGTGCTGTAGGCTTTATCCATTACTTGGATTAGCGTTCTACCTGCTTTTGTTTTAGCGAATGCGACATACTGTTCGTATGTTATGTAGTGGTATTTATAACGTTCGTATTTCATCGGACGTTCAATTCTAGAGGTTGGTCACACGCTTGGCAGTCGTTGAATGCCTTGGGTGTGAGCAGATTGCACCAGTGGCATTGAACCTCTCGTGCTTTCTGGCGTTGGTCATCTAGTTCCCAATATTCCTCATAAACTCCGCCGTCCATTAGTTGTGCGATTGGTGGCAAGAACTCGCTACGGGTTACTGGTTCGTCTGTGTCTATGAACTTCACAGCGAGTTCTATTAGGAACATCGATTCCTCTCTCCATTTTTCTATCATGACTGCTCTCCTTTTCGGTGGACTTACATATGTAACTGATGCGACCCACTCGCTTGCCGAGGGAGCATCAGATGTATTTATAGACAGACAGTGACCTTCACCGAGTCTGTCATCTTCGTGTAGATTCCAAGCATTGTCATCTGCTTTAGCCTCTGCGTCATCTACGCAGGACTGGCATTGGCTGGGAGGGAAACCCTCCGCAGTATCTCTTGCTATCACCATGCATTCGTAGCAGGTGTTTTGGACGCTGATGCCTAGTGATTCGTTCATTTGAGTAGCATTTCTGCGTCTAAGCCACATAGACAGCACATATCCTGAATATATGGGTCGGCGTAGTGCCACGTGTGCTCGGGGCATGGAACCGCTGATATAGCGTCCATATCGAACTTACATTCTGAACAGAACCTTATACCGTTCATGATTACCTTTCTGTGTTAGAGAGATTCTAACTACATCAATCAGGACAGCATAGGTCGGAGGGAACTGTCAAGCCATGTAGTTCAATGGCTTGATAGGGAAGGAGACCTACTGCTATAGCCATAGGCAACCGCAGTATATTGGTTTAATTATACTGGGGCACAGTTCCGTTCTGTGCCTAGGCAGATAGAACTCCTACAGAAGCGCAGACTATCTGTACAGTAGTGAGTCTTTAGTCTGTAACCGTAACTGTTTGACCCTACAGTTATTAATCGGACAGTTAAGTATATGGTGTATCTCTACCTAAAATATTTCTGTACAGTAGGACGCAGTACTGTCTGACCTGCAGTTTTATAAATAGTTCTATAGAAAGTGTTCGTTTGACCTATTTGAACGGATTAATATATATAGAGAACAAAATAGTTCGTAAGTCTTTTTAGAGCCTTACTCACAACTGTTACAATAGACTGTACTAATCTGCTACAAGGCAGGTGAATACTGTCCAATTCTAGGGGGCTAGATGACGTTCGAAAAGGGGGCAACTAACCCCAAGACGGCTAAGACCAATGAAGCCAAGGAGCAGGTACTCTCGCTTGTGGCTGAGGGTATGTCCCTCTCAAAGGCTATGGAGAAGGTGGGCTCGAAGCCCGATACCGCCCGCATCTGGATATACAGAGATGCAGACTTTGCCCGTAAGTTGGAGCAAGCCAAAGAGGATGCCAAGAGCAACTCTATTAAGTCCCTTGGTATCCCCAAGGAAGATATTACCTTTGCCCAGTTCTCTGAGATGTTCCTAGGCTCCCGAGTCTTCCCACATCACCAGGACTGGATTGACCTTATTGAGGGACGCGAACCTTCGTGGCTTCACCCCTCTATGACCTATGACCCAGGCGACATCACCCGACTATTGGTGAACGTACCCCCTGAGCATGCTAAGTCCACCGTTGTCACGGTGAACTACTCGACCTACCGTATCGCCATCAACTCTAACGTCCGCATCATCGTGGTCTCTAAGACGTTGAACAAAGCACGTGAGTTTGTATACTCAATTAAGAATAGGTTGTCCCACCCTCGTTACGCCAAGATGCAGAATACGTTCGGTCCTGAAGGCGGCTGGAAGGGTGACGCAGATACCTGGCGTGTAGATACCGTCTACCTTGGTGGCGATGCGCGTGATTCATCTGAGAAGGACCCGACTATCCAAGCCCTAGGTATGGGTGGACAGATTTACGGTGCTCGAGCAGATTTGATTATCCTTGACGACTGTATTACTACGGCTAACGCCCATGAGTATGAGAAGCAGATTAACTGGCTTCAGAAGGAAGTTATCACCCGTCTGGGTAAGAACGGTAAGTTGCTTATCGTGGGTACGCGAATTGCCCCTACAGATTTCTATAAAGAGTTAAGAGACCCTAAGCACTGGTCTAATGGTAAGAGCCCATTTACTTATATGGGTATGCCTGCAGTACTTGAGTATAAAGAGAAGGTCGAAGACTGGGTGACTCTTTGGGGTCGTTCTGATATTCCTTGGGACGGGGATGAAGATACTCCAGATGCAGATGGTCTATATCCTAAGTGGAATGGCGAAGCCCTTAATAAGCGACGCGGTGAAGTTACCGCCTCAACATGGGCGCTTGTCTATCAGCAAGAGGATGTAACCGAAGATGCAATCTTCTCAGCACCTTTGGTGCAGGGATGCGTTAATGGTATGCGCAAGCGCGGTCCACTTGACCCTGAGAAACTTGGCAACCCTAGCCGTGTAAACGGTTATACGATTATTGGCTTTGACCCTGCTATGACGGGTAACTCTGCGTTTGTGGTTATTACTTATAACTCAGCAGATAGCCGTATATATGTGCTTGACTGTATAAACATGTCTGAGCCTACACCTGCCAAGATTAGAAACACAATTGAAGAGTTGGTCACTAAGTACCGACCTAACGAATTGCGTGTGGAGATTAACGCTCATCAGAAGGGCTATGCCTTAGATGATGATTTACGTAATTGGCTTGCCCAGTATGGTTGTGATTTGAAACCACACTTTACTGGCAAGAACAAATGGGACACCAACTTGGGCGTAGCATCTATGTCTACGTTCTTTGGAACCCTGCGTGAAGGTAAGTTCCAAGACAATAACTCAATTGAGTTCCCATCTACTGAAGGTTCTGAGGGCATGAAAGCCTTGCTTCAGCAGTTGATGACTTGGAAACCAAACACTAAGGGTAAGACTGACTGTGTGATGGCGCTTTGGTTTGCTGTATTGCGAGCCAAGGAGTTAATGCAGGCGGCATCGTTTACTAGCCGCTATAAGGAAAACCGTTGGGCAACTAAAGCGCAACTATCAAAACGACAATCAATCAACCTCGACGCTGCCTACCAAGAGCAGTGGCAAGAAACATTTGGATAGGAACTAATATGAAGTCATCAAAGATTGGTGAAATCGGCGGCGGTTCAGGAATCAGCCGTATGTCAAAGGTGGTCGGTAAGGTCACAGGAAAAAAAAGCACAGCAAATGCTATTAAGAGCAAGCCTGCTAGAAATAGCAAGCGCCAGGCTTTTGATATTCCAGTAGATTCTCGTTCTAGAAAGACTGTTCAATCATATGGCAGCCGAGGTAGCGATTTAAAAATCAGCGAGAATGTAAAGATTAAGAGAGCCGTAACACCAGGTGGAAGAAGCAGTGTAGGTGGCGGTACTGGACAGGTTATGAATCAGAATGTCCGTGCAACAATTAAGCCAAACAAAGCCGAAATGAAGGCTAACGCTCGCGGACTTAAGGCTGCTAACAAGAACAAATCTGGAACAGTAAAGAAGTTGGCTTCTATTGTTGGATTTGCAGCAGCGCCTAAAACCGTAAAGAAGAAGTCTAAGTCTAAGTAATTTTTAATCAATCGTTAGGACAATAATGTTATCAGTTAAGCAGATTGCGGCGCGTGTTGAGTCGCTCAAACACCGCGCACGCGAGCGCGATTCTAGACATGAAGATGTCCTAGCAGTACGTCGTGGTCAGATTTCTAGTGTATATCCAGATTTCTTTCCTGAAGGCGTAGATTCAAACGTAGTAGCAAACTTCATTGACATTGTTGCACGCGACCTATCAGAAGTAATGGCTCCGCTTCCCGCTATTAACTGCTCTGCTATTAATCAAGTAGAGGATAAATCACGTAAGTTTGCTGATACACGTACCCGTATTGCGGCAAACTACTTTATTAATTCGGATTTACAAGTGCAGATGTATACTGGTGCAGACTGGTACATCACATTTGGTTTCGTCCCTTTCATTATTGAATTCGACGAAGAAGCAAAACTGCCACGCGTACGCATAGAAAACCCTGTAGGTGCTTACCCAGAGTATGACCGCTATGGGCGTTGCATTGCTTTTGCTAAGAAATACCGCATGACAATGGCAGAGTTGGTTGCTCAGTTCCCTGAGCATGAGGCTGGCATTCTTGGTGATGATGGTTATGACCAGGATATGAATGGCTACCTAACTGTTATTCGATACTACGATAAAGAGCAGTCTGTAATTTATATTCCAGACCGTGGAAACTACGCAGTATCAACAGCGGCTAACCCGCTAAACAAGATGCTTGTTCATATCGCACGTCGCCCATCTGTAGATGGCGAGATGCGTGGACAGTTTGATGATGTACTTGGTATTCAGTTGCTTCGAAATCGATTTGCATTACTTGCAATGGAAGCAGCAGAGAAGTCAGTACAAGCACCACTCGTCTTGCCTAGCGATGTTCAGGAATTTGAGTTTGGTGGCGATGGAGTCATCCGCACAAATAATCCTGCTGGCGTTCGTCGCGTAGAACTTCCTATCCCTGCTGGTGCATTTAATGAACAGCAGATTCTACAACAGGAACTACGTACAGGAACACGCTATCCAGAATCACGTACTGGCAATGTTGATGCGTCAATCATTACTGGTCAGGGTGTGCAAGCACTCATGGGTGGATTTGATACGCAGGTTAAATCTGCTCAGGCTATCTTTGCCTCAGCACTTAAGAATGTTATTTCAATCTGCTTTGAAGTTGATGAAAAAATCTTCGACGAAAAGAAAACAATTCGTGGCGTAGATGCTGGTGCTCCATATGCACTTGAGTACACACCATCCAAGAATATTAAGGGTGACTATTCTGCGGATGTACGCTACGGCATGCTGGCTGGACTTAATCCAGCACAGGGACTTATTTTTATGCTTCAAGCATTGGGTGGCGATTTAATTTCTGTTGACTTGGCTCAACGAGAAATGCCGTTTGGCATTAACGTCACACAGGAACAAGAGAAGATTGAAGTTGAAAAACTTCGCAAGGCTCTCATTGGTTCTCTGCAAGCATATACACAAACAATTCCACAAATGGCTTCTCAGGGACAAGACCCTCTACCTATCATTCAGAAGATTGCTTTGGCAATCAAGGGACGTAAAGAGGGTAAACAAATTGAGGATGTTATTGAGGAAGTGTTTACACCAGAGAATCCTCCTGCTGGAACTCCAGTTGAGCAACCCGTCCCCTCTGCTCCTGGCGCTCCAGTAGGAGGCGCTCCTGCACAAGGACGACCAGATTTGCAAATGCTTCTTAGCCGCTTGAGTTCAAATGGTGAAGCATCAGGCTCGGCACAGATTAGACAACAACAAGTACTGTAGGAGGGGAATCATGGCAGCAGCACGCAAGAAGCCAGTACGCAGAGCAAAAGTAGCAACCGTACTTAATGATGATTACTCCATGTTGGAAAAACATTGTATTGCAATTAACGAATACTTTAAGGCACTACGCGTAGCAGGTTTTTCAGAGGCTGTTGCACTTGCGATGATTCAAGATGTTGAGTCTTATCCTGACTGGATTATTCCAGACCTACCAAATAAAATTGATAATATTCCATACGACGATGAGGATGATGACTAATGGCTGAAACAAGAGGCGGATACCGCAAGCCAATGAACCCAGCACCCACATCAGGTCCTGGTGCGCTATCACAGCGCACAGACGGTGGACCAGCACAAGGTGCTAAGTATATTTCTGGACTACCTTATGGTGAAGGTCGCTCAACATATGACCAGCAAACTGCTGCTCCTATGGCTGCTGGTGCACCAACACCTAAGCCACCAGTAATGGAATTACCTACACCTTTGATGGCTCCAACAAGTCGTCCAGATGAGCCAATTACTTCTGGCATTAATATGGGTGCAGGACCAGGTTCTGAAGTTATGATGGACCGACCATCTAATAACAAGACACTTGCTGATACTTTACGTGAACTTATTCGCTTTGACCCTAGTGGAGACACAGAACTTATTTATAGAACTCTTGTTGACGAAGGATACTAATGGCAACAAAAGTTAATTACATTGTAAGCAAACTTAGTCCTAATATTTATTCAGCAGCACAACAGGCTAATCTTCCAGCAGGTCAAGTCTCACAACTTGAGCAACTTGGCTGGACTGTAGACAAGAACCGTAGTCTTATGAAACTTCCTTCTGAGGAAGGACGTAAGCAGTTTTCTTCTCTTGCGCCAGAAATTCAAGAAAAGATTAAGTTTTTGTACCCAGATGCTGACTATGCAAAAGACCCAGAAACATTTGGCGACAAAGTTATAGGTGCTATTGGCTTTACAGCCAAGACTGCAGCATCTCCTTTGCTGGGTCTATTCAAAGTAATGGGTGCATATAACCGTGTAATTAATACACCATACCTTGTTGGACGACAGGTAGCACAAGGAAAAGATTTATTTAGTGTCAAGACTCTTAAAGATGCTTGGGATGGCAAGAACATTTACGACCAAGGCGCTCTTAAAGAAGCAATGTCTGCGTTTGGTGAAACAGATGTAAAGGTTGCACAAGGTCTTATTGCTGGCTTAAAGCCAGGACAGATTGTTGAGCAGTACGGTGAAGTAGACCAGGCTTTGCTTAAGTCACTTCAGAAGGCTTACAACGACCCAGATTCATTCAAGCAAATACTCGACGGTGTTAAGTACGCACAGGTTTCACCTGGTCGTGACATTGCTCGTATGTTTGACAGCAAGCCGTTAAAGGCTAACTTGCATCAAGATTACATTGATGGCAAAACAAAAAACATTTCTGGCGCTATCGACTTTATGTACCAGTTGGCTATTGACCCGCTTACTTATGTAAGTGGTGGTCTATCCAAGTTACCTGTTCTTGGTTCTAAGTTTATGTCACGTGGTGACAGACTTACTCAGACAATTGCAGAGCGCGGTACTGCTGGAGTGCGTGATATTTTCCGCACAGAACCAGATGTAGTTAAACTATGGGATGAAGGTATTGGCAAGGCTGTTAAGAAGATTGCAGATGCTCCAACTACAGCAGAAAAAACTGTCGCACGTCGCGAACTAGGAAATAACTTTCCTGGTTACAACAACGATGAAGCAATTGACATGCTTGTTCGTAATGAAATTTACGATGCAAAGGCAGCGGTTAACTACTTTTCTGAAGTTGAGAACGTACCGCTACTGCTATCTGGCAAGGTAGATGGAGTTCAGTACTTCCGTAATGGTATTGCTACTGCTCGTAACCAGCGCCGACTAGAGTCTGGCGTATCACGTTATGTAGATTCTTTCTTTAATCCAGCAAAGTCAACTGATGATATTGAAAAGCAGGGGAAGGATGCATGGGAAATCTTTACCAAAGTAGGTAAGGACGAGAATGCAATTGTTCCTGAAGAGATTACAGAAATAAAGAAGTTCTGGAATCAAATGTCTAAGCGAGAAAAAATCGCTCAGAAGTTTGGTCGCACAACACAGGGTCGCTATATTATGATTGGCGAAGACTCTATGAAGACTGCGGATGTTGCCCGTGATACATTCCGCCAGATTGTTCCTAGAGATGTTGCAGATTTCCTTACTTATAAGTTTGTTCGTGCAGATGCTAACGACCAGATTGTTATTTTGCGTAACACTTACTTTGCAATTATGCAGAAGTATGGTCTAGACGGACACCCAAAGGGCATGGAACTTATTGAGAAGACTCTCAAGAGTAAGTTTGGTGATAAAGAAGGTCTAGCAGTTGTATCTAAACTAGAAGTAAACCCTAAGTTTGCTGATGAAGTTGAGATGACAGGGCTTAAGCGCCATGATTCTGGACTAGAATATGAAACTTCTGGCATCATTCACCCATTCCAAGAAGCAAAAGGTGTTGCATCTCTAGACTTTATGGAGATTGCAGAGACTGTTGCTAACATTAAGAGCAAGAAGAACTTGCTTATGGCTATGGGTGGCGCTACACAGTCACACACTGCAGGTGAATTCGTAAATGCTTGGTCATTGCTGACACTTTTCCCACGTCTGGGTATTCGAAGTGGTATTGATGAAGGAATTATGTTCCTACTTACAGCACCAGGTGCTGATATATTCCGTTACGCTACACGTCAAGGACATAAACTAGGCAAGATTGCTACAGCACACACTGGAAGCAAGCATGCTGAAGGTTTACGCTCTAGTCTTGCTGGTGTAACTGGTACTCGCGCATCTGATGCGCTATCAATTGAGCGTCGTTTACAGATTCGTAGTGAACTTGCTGATAGTAAGGGCATTAGTGAAGACCTTCTTAGTAAGATTGACGTTGCCACTGCAAATGCCAAGGAAGCAACACGTTTATTCCATGGTGCAGACTCAGAAGAGGCACAGTATCTCGTAGAAGGACTTGCTCATGGAGCCCATATCCTTAGTTCAACAGCACGTTCTATGGCTGGTTCAGCATCACTAACAGGTCGTATCGCTGATGATGTTGTTGAGAATCTAATCGATATGAACAACTTTGATTTGATGCTCAAGGACCTTGATGTTGTATCTGGTAAAACAGATAACGTGCTTAGCACGTATGACCTAGATAGAGCATCTATCCTTAATGGTCGTGGTGTAGCAGTAGTTCACTTTGAGAACTTTATTAAGCGTTTCTATGGAAACCGTAAGCAGTTAAAGGGTACAAAGGGTGACAGAACATTTGACCCAGCCCGTAACTTCCTAGAGAACAATGCACTAGAGACAACTGCTGACTTCCGTCGCGCTAAAGAGCAAGCATTATCAGCAATTGGTATTGAGCGTAATGCTGATTTGGGGCGTGCTATTGGTGATGATGCTTTAGATTCAGTATCTAAGAACGTAGCATGGGTAATCAAGGATGTAGACGCTGTAAATGAATTCATTAAGATGTCTTCTCGCTCAAGCGAACTTATGCAGCGTGGTGTTCCACGTGCAGAGATTGTTGCTGACCAAGTAGACCGTGTTCTTCTTGACCTATATCAGACATTCCACGGTTCTTCAAATAACTTTAACACTGGTCTATATAACCTTATTAAGTCACGCCAAAAAGACTTAACGGATTTAGAAGTAGAAAAACTTATAACTGTTCCAGATAAGTTGCGTCGAGCAACTAAGTCTCTTACATTTGATGAGTTTGAAAAGGCTACTAAGGGCTATCAGCCAACAGGTCGCATGTACTCTCAGTTAAACATTGAGGGTCTTACTGATATGGAGAATGTCTATAAGCGTCTAGGTAATGATGCCTTTTCATTTATGGACCGTCAGGTTACAGAGATGTTCCGTCAGCCAGCAGTTATGATTGCGTATACACGTATTCGTAAGAACCTATCTAAACTACAGGCAGAAGAAGAAGCCAAAGTTCTTGCACAGTTTATGAAGAACAACGGTGGCACTGGTCGTCGCGGTATTGATGCACTTAAAGAAGATATTAAAGAACAGGTTACTCGTAAGTATGTCGAGATTGCTATCAATCAGGCTACAGATACAGTTCTAAAGTACGCAGATAACCCACTTATTAGAACTAACTTTGCTCTATCTGCTCGTAACGTAGGTCGCTTCTATCGTGCAACAGAAGACTTCTGGCGTAGAACATACCGTCTACAGGATGTAGCACCACGTGTTCTATACCGTATGCGTCTAGCGCATCTTGGTCTTAACTCTGCTGGCATGATTTATTCAGATGCTAAGGGCGACCCATATGTAATGATGCCTATGGATGACATTATCTTTAAGACAGTTGATGGAACTATCCGTAACCTTACTGGTGAAGGTGCGTTCCAACAGCCAATCTTTAATGACTTCACATTGAAGTTGAAACTTGCTAACCCATCGTTCTCACCAGATGCTGGTTTGCCTACACTATCAGGTCCAATTGCTGCACTTGGCGTGCTTGGAATGAAGTCTGTTCTAGGTAGAACTGGTGCAACTGGACAGAAGGCTGCAGAAGAATTAGATAACCTTGCTCTTGGAAACATTGGCGAAGGCATGGATATTGTTCGTGCTCTTGTTCCATCTTCATTGCAGAAGGTATGGAAGATTGTAGATGCAAACGAGAAGGATAAGCAGGAATCAACTGCTGCTATGCAGGCTATTGCATACAACGCATCTCAAGGACGTATGCTTGGACCTAATGCAACACAGGAAGAGAAGTACGAATACCTAAAGAATATCCGTATTTCTGCTCACAACATTATTGCTATGAAGTCAGCACTTGGATTATTTGCACCAATTGCTCCATCTATGCAGGAAAGCATAGGAGTTCCAGACTATCTTAAGGAAGTCGGAATTGTTACACTACGTGCAGAGTTCTTTGACCTAGTAGATGCAGTCACAAAGAAGTACGGTGGAGATGTACAAGACCCGTATGAATTAGCACTTGCTACATTTATGGGTAAGTACCCAGGCAAGTTGGTATATACAATTGCCCGTGATGAGAAGACAACTAAGGTACAGATTCAAAAGACTAAGGCACTTAAGGATTGGGCTCTTGGCAACAAGGCTACAATTGACAAGTATGGTCAGGCTGCATTTATTCTTGCTCCACGTAGTGGTGAGTTTGATGCTGCTACATATGCTTGGCTAGAGGCTGCAGACCTATTGCAGGATAAGACGGTTGAGAAGTACTTTGTTGACGTAATGGTAGGTCAAGATAAGCAGGCTTACTACAACATTGCACGTGACGAGAAGCGTCTGCTTGGTCAGACTATAAGCAGTACGGCACGTAAGGCTATTATTGAAGAGGCTACAGCAAAGCGTAAGATGCTTAAGGCATCTAACCCACTGCTTGAGGCTTCACTTACTGCTGGTGGTAACGAGATTGCTACTGAAGAAGAGATGCTCGACAGTCTTGAAGAGATGCTAGCAAATACCAGTATTGAAGTTAAATCTGGAACACGTTCTAAGTTGCTGATTCTTACAAACCAAATGCGTTCATTTGTCAATATGTCAAAGGACCCTGCTGCTCGTAATGCAGAAAACTTCACACAACTAAAGCGTGACCGTAAGTTGGCTATCGAACAGATGATTGCTGAACTTGCAACACAAGACCTAAGTGTTAAGGAAGCAAACCGCGCTATATTTAGTGCAATTCTTGATTATTACTCACGCGATTCATACACATCATAAGAGGACTAAATGGCAACTATAGATAAAGCAACTGCGGCTAATCTGCTTCAGTGGGCTGATAGGCAACTTGCATCCAATGGTGGCAATAGTCGTCCATCAAACTGGGATAAGGCAACTGCCCCATTCATTATTGGTAAGTATGGAACATGGCAAGAAGTTTATGATGCTGCCTATAAAATGTATATTGACTCAGGCGCTACGGTAGAAGAAGCACGCCAGAGCACACCTATTAAGGCTAAGAGCGATGCTGCAAAGCAGAAGAAGGCTGATGTAACTGCTGCAGAAGCAGAAGCAATCAATGACCCATTCGGTGCTAACATTAAAAAATACACCCTAGGTGTTAATACAGATGAGAACGGCGCACAAGAAGTGCGTGGAATGGAACCTGGTTCAAACACAGCGGTTCCTATGTATATCTATACATCTGCTGGTGTTAATTTTAATAAGCCTACTGGCTTGGGACGACCAAGCAAGGCTATAAAGACAGACAATAGTCTCTCTTTCTCTACAGACTATAACGCTGTACGCGACAAGATTCTTCTTGATGCACGTGTTACACCTGGTGGTTTAGATGCACTATTTACAAAGTTGTACAACACTGGTGGAATTAGCAAAGAAACATACAATGCTAAGAACATCTCTGCTGCAGACTTTGGTAAGTCGCTTAAGTATCTAGTTGACCAATACTCAATTAAGGCTGTAAATGACTATACAGTTTATGGCAAGACAGAGCCATTAACATTTAGCACATTCCTTGATACAGAGTTTAAGGGTGCTAAAACATCTAAGACTACATATGACATGGTTCAGACCACACGTCAAGATGCGGCAGATGAGGCTAACCAGTTCTTTATGCAGTACTTTGGTCGAGGTGCGACAAAGGCTGAACATGATGAGTACTACAAGATGCTTCATGCTGCTGAGTCAAAGGCTGTTCGATACACAACGACAACCGAATCTGGCTCAGTAAGCAAGGGGCAATTGCTTACAGATACAGACCGTACTCTTATTATGGGCAAGGTTGCTGGCAGTGCATTAAAGGGAACTGACATAGACACGCTTATGAAAAGTGGTGCTGCTGCTTCTCAAAATGTTGATTACATTATGGAGACTGCCAACCAATACGGTATCCGTCTATCACGTGAACAGGCTATGAACTATGTAGCCAACAACCTACGCACTGGTCAAGATATTAACTCAACAAAGCAGAAGATTGTTGAGATTGCTAAGTCTAATTACAAGGGTATCGCTGACAAGATTAGCGAGAACGTCAGTGTTAAGGAACTTGCTGGCAACTACCTATGGCAGAAGGCTAAGACACTTGAACTATCAGAGGACACAATGGATGTTTTTGATGCAGATATTCAAGATGCAGTCAATGGAACTATGACCATGACAGAATTTAATAAGAAACTACGTCAGAACCCAGCATGGGCTAAAACAAAGAATGCTAAGGAAGAGGCTGCAAACTATGCAACAGATATCCTTAAGTCATTCGGATTGATGGCATAATGGCACGTTTAGCAATGGATGGTGGTAGTTCCACTTCGCTTAATGCGACTAAGTCTAAGCAACAGATAGCAACTGAGGCTGCGTACACAACTGCTGCAAATGCTGCTGCAAAGAATCCTACACAGGCAAATAAGAATGCAGTTAAAGATGCATATACTGCTAAGGTTTCTGCACAGTCTCCTGCTATTGACTATGCTCAGATTATTAAAGATGCTCAAGATATTTCTAAGTCTATCGACACAACAATAGAAGAGATTAGAACAAATACTGCTGCTGTAAATGTTGCTGGTGAAGCCGCTGGAGTAATCTCTCAGTCAATGGGTGGTGTTCCTTGGAGCCCAATTACAAGTGTCGAGCCTAAGCAGCGTTCTAAAGAAACAGAAGATGCCTATGCACTTCTTGAAGAAGTCTTTCGTTCATACGGTCTAGAAACACTTGTTCCTGTAATCCGTGGCTACATGGAGCAGGACCTTGGTGTTGAGCAGGCTAAGTTAAAGTTGAAGACAGAGCAGGCTTACAAGGATAGATTCAAAGGTAACGACCTACGTCTATCTAAGGGACTCAATGTTATTGATGAGGCTTCATATCTAGAACTAGAAAATGATTACTCCGAAACCCTTCGTTCGTATGGTTTATCAGATTACTTTGGAGTGGCTGTAGATTCTACATCTCGCCTTGCTCGCCAACAGAAGATGGCTGACGTAATTGGTAACGACATCTCTGCAGTTGAATTCAAATCACGCATCTCAACTGCTATATCACGTGTGCAGAATGCAGATGCTAATACTAAGGATGCATTTAAAGCACTATACGGAATTAATGACTCTGACCTAGTTAAGTACTTCCTAGACCCTACACAGGGTTCAGAACAACTTAAGACTAAGGCTACCGCTGCTGAGATTAGCGGTGCTGCAGTAAGTGCTGGTCTATCTGGAACATCACTTGGTACTGCAGAAGAACTTGCACGACTTGGTATTGATAAGGCTGAGGCAATTGCTGGTTACGGAACTATCTCTGGCTATCTACCACAGGCTGAATTCCTTGGTCAGATATATGACGAAAGTGGTATCAAGTATGACCGCACAGCAGCAGAGGCTGAAGTATTCAAAGGCACTGCATCTGAGAAGCGTAAGCGCGAAAGATTGGCAGCACTTGAAGAAGCACAGTTTGGCGGAGCATCTGGTCGCTTAAGAACAGGACAGTCGTCAGGTAATTCTGGCGCATTTTAAAATCCCTAGACGGACCGACTAGCCCCGTCAGGCGTAAAAGACTAGGAGTAGAAGCCAGCCCATTTCCCCGAATGGTCACTGTGGTCTGCGAAACTAAACAACAATAGAAGGGTGGGTTGCTATGAGCAACAACAACAACTGGGATAATGACGATGACCTTGATATGTATAGCGAGGTAAGCAGCGACGAAACGAATGGTATTAAAGACCTTCGTAAGGCAAAGCGAGCGGACGAAAAGCGTATCAAAGAACTGACTGAAAAACTAGAGGCGTTCGAACGCCAACAGAAAGAGTCTACAGTCAAGTCAGTCCTAGAATCTAAGGGAGTCAACTCCAAGGCTGCCCGTCTAATCCTTAAGGATTTAGATGAAGTCAGCGAAGAATCAGTTACACACTGGCTTCGTGATAATGGAGATATTGTCGGATACACCGAAGCAGTACAAGAAGAGACTAAGCCAAATGTACGCGAGTTCTCTCGCCAAGATGGTGCAACTCAGTTTGCTGCAACTCCCGACGTTTCAGATGAATATGTTGATATGTTACAAAACTATGACGGAAACTCTGAAGAAGAATTACTATCCATAATCCAGAGCATCTCTAATAAGATGCAATAATTCAGAAAGAAGGCTAGCCAAATGGCAGATGTCTTTTCCACTACGTCCTCAGGCGTAGGTTCAAATCTTGTAACTTTGGCATACGATAAGTTGATTGAAACCAACCTCCGCGTATTGCCAAAGTTTCGTGAAGTTGCTGACAAGAAGGTCGGCTCACTTACACACAACGGTTCATCAATCCGTTTTCAGTTCAACACTGATATTGCTGATACAACTGTAGCAGGAGCAACTCTCTCAGAGACTGTTGACCCAGATTCAGTTGCACTTCCAGCAACAACATACATTGATGTTGCACAACTTGAACTTGGTCGCTCAGTGCTTCCAGTCAAGAAGATTAACCTTATGTCAATCGCTAACATCGACCCATGGGTTGCTAACGCAATTGGCTTCAACATGACAAAGACACTTGATGCAGCAGTAGTTGCTAAGTTGGATGCAGGAGCGAACATTGTTCGCGTATCTGGCGGCACAGGTGCAGTATCAAACGTCTACGAAGGTGTTGGAACAGTTGCTGCTAAGACAGCAATCGCTGGCGCAGACACAATTAAGTCTGCTGCTATCCGTACTGCAGTTACCAAGATGCGTGCTGCTGGTGTTCAGTATAAGTCTGCTGGAATGTATGTTGCATACATCCACCCAGAAGTTTCTGCTGACCTCCGCACAGAGACAGGTAACAACGTATGGCGTACACCACATGAGTACCAGAATGCTGCTCCACTTTACGGCGGAGAAACAGGTTCATGGGAAGGCGTTCGTTTCATCGAAACAGCAAACGCTACAAACTCACAGTCAGGTGCAGGTTCAGGCGGAACACAGACACGTGTTTACAACACATATGTTGTAGGTGCTCAGGCACTTGCTGAGGCTGTATGGAAGGAACCAGGAATGGAAGTTGGAGTTATCCAGGACCGTTTCAACCGTTTCTCACCAGCAGGCTGGTACGGAATCATCAACTGGGCGCTTTACCGCACACCAGCATTGGTTCGTATCGAATCAGCAGCATCAGGTCGTCCAAACGCTTAGTCAGTAGTTTGACGGATAGGCAGGGGCTTTTAGTCCCTGTCTATCAGTAAACCTATTGGAGGACAAATGGTATATAAATTCACAACACCTACTATCTTGGAAGAGTTAGAGAGCGATGGTCATCCATTGTTTTCTAGAATTAAAGTTCCCCATGGAATTACAGTTCTCAAGATTGATGGCGATTACTACGAAGTGCGCTATCCGTCTAGCGAAGAAGTTGATGCTGCAGATATTGCATATATCGGTGGTTATTCATACGAAGTAGATGCAACAGAAAAGACTACGCTAGAAGCGGCAGGCTACACGGTGGAAACTATATGACCAAGTGCATCCATATTAGCAGAGTAAAAGTATGGGGCTTTACAGAAGACCACAACTTTAGCGTTACGGAATATGACTGCGTTCTATGTGGCGAAACATCACCTACTCCGTTTAGAGATGAAGAACAGAATATAAGCATTGACCACACAAACTGTGACGATGACTGTTTTGGTTGCAAGGCTCGTAGCCTTCAATTAAATACTGGTGATGCAAATTCACAAAAGGCTATGTCAAATAAAAAATGGGATGGCGAACTAGACGCATATCGTGCTGCTAGAGCGCAAGGTATTCAGCCTGCTGGAACAAGCATGGCTCATGTTAAGGCAGCAATGGATGCATCAGAAGTAATGGGTAAACCATTCGATGCAGATACTGCTAGCACCACAGCACAAGCAATTAACAAACAATCAGTAAAGTCACTTACAGAAGTAGGAGCAATCTAATGCCAATGGTCGAAGGTAAGAAATTCCCATATACACCAGCAGGAATCAAGGCTGCAAAGAAAGCCAGCAAGAAGCACGAAAAGACTGAAGGCAAGATGGAACGTACTGTTGAGTACGGCGGTCTGTTCGGTGCAAAGAAAAAGACAGTTAAGAAATCCGCTAAGAAGGCTATGCCTAAGAAGATGGGAAAGAAGAAGTAATGGCTACTTATAAGAATCCAGAAATGCGCAAGTCAATGCAGCAGATGAAAGAAAAGTCACGCAGGATTAAGATTACTGGCGGAACATCAAGCGTCAGGGAACCACTAGCAACAAGCAGTAAGCGTGCTGGCTCAATGACATCATCTGGTCTACCTAAGACAACTACTTCTTCAAAGAAGCCAGCAACATCAATGGCACGTTCTACAAAGCGCAGCGGTACTCCAGTTCCTCTACCAAAGAAGCCAGGCAACATTGCAACTGGTTCTAAGAAAACTGCTCGTCCTAAACCAGCAGGCAAGATTACTAAAAAGCCTATTGCACCACGTAAGCGTATTGATGTATCAAAAATGACACCTGCTCAGAAGCAGGCGTACTACAACCAGCCAGGATACGACAACTACTAAAATGGCATACACCAAGGCAGCCTTAAGAGAACGTCTAAAGAATCAGATTATGTCTGGTTCAAAAGGTGGCAAGCCTGGTCAGTGGTCTGCTCGCAAGGCTCAACTGTTAGGTCAGGCTTATAAGAAAGCAGGCGGTGGCTACTCAGGTCCTAAGACTAAGGCTCAGTCTTCTCTGTCCAAGTGGACTAAAGAGGACTGGGGTACTAAGTCAGGTAAGCCCAGTACACAGGGGTCTAAGGCTACTGGTGAGCGCTACCTTCCAAAGAAGGCTAGAGCGGCTCTATCAGCCTCTGAGTACGCTAAAACCACCGCTGCAAAGCGGGCTGGCACTAGCAAAGGCAAGCAGTTTGTAAGACAACCAAAATCTATTGCAAAGAAGACGGCAAAGTTCCGATGAAGAAAAAAGATTCTCGCCTAGTAAGGGCTGGCGTAGCAGGCTTTAACAAGCCAAAGCGCACACCTAACCACCCAAAGAAGTCTCATGTAGTTGTAGCCAAAGAAGGCACAACTGTTAAGACTATCCGCTTCGGACAACAGGGTGTTAGTGGTTCTCCTAAGAAGGCTGGAGAGTCTGCTTCATATGCTGCACGTCGCAAGTCATTTAAGGCTCGTCATGCAAGCAACATTTCAAAAGGAAAACTAAGCGCCGCATACTGGGCAGATAAGGTTAAGTGGTAATATGCCAGCACCATTGATAGGAGCAGCAGCACTAGCCGCTGCAAGAATTATTGCAAGTAAGATGGCTAAGGATGCCGCTAAACAAGGCGTTAAGATAACCGTTAAGCAGGCACGTGCTATTGCACGTGAGGCTGCTGGTCCAAAAAATAAAGCAATGATTGCTCGCAAAGTTCCTAAGTATGATGTTAGTAAAGCAAAGGTTACAACTAAAACTGGCTCTAGTACTACAATTACTAAGGGTACAAGTGCCAAGGTTGCTCCATTAACTAGACAGCAAATTGCTGAACGTACTAAAGTCATTGTTAAAAGAATGACCGCAGAAGAGCGTGAACTTGCTAAACAGAAATCAAAATCTAAATTTTCAGAACCCGTTGCAAGACGTGAAGCAATGCGACCAACAACTAAAGGTGTTCAGGCGCGACGTACTAGCAAGACCGTACCCCGCGCTAGAACATTAGACCAATTGGGGAAAAGCAGTTCTTCTAAAATTCAAAAGAAAACTGATATTAAAGAACAAAAGAAGATTGCTTCTCGTATTAATCGAGCAACCCGACCAGCCTTAATTCGCAAGAATGAAGCAGCGGTAAAAAGAGTTATGATTCAAAAAGCCGCTGATAAGAAGCGACAATCAGCAGAAACAAAACTATTTAATGATAAGACTCCTGTTGTGCAATATGACAGCATGGGTCGTGTTATTGGTAGAACTACTAAAGGTGAACTTAGACAACTAAAAGTTACTACAACACGTGCTGCTGCAGACCCTAGGAATACCCTTAGAGGTGGTCGTCCACAAAGAACTATTGACGAGCGTTCTCCACGCCCTAAAGGTCTTACTGATAAAGAAATTGAAATTCTTCGTAAAGTTGGCAAGCGCGATTACTCAAAGGGTGAAGTCAATCCATTGGCTCAAAAGATTGTTCAAAGTGAATCAGATAGACGAGTTGGTGCTTTTTATAAAGACCCTAAAGTCATAGCCCAAGATAAAGCAAGAGAAGCAGCGGCTGTTAGAAAAACAATGTCTGATAAAGCCTTAGCCGAAAGAGCAAAAAAAGTTATTAATAAAAAAACATTTCGCGGAAAGGCTAAATAATGGCAGCGACCCTAGACGTATTAACTGATGAAGTTATTATGAATCTTGCTGGCTATACGCTACAGCAAGACCGCACTACACATTTAACTACTGCTATTAATACAACTACATCTACACTAGCAGCGCCTACAACCTTCTCGCTAGACGCTCAAGAAATTGGTAGCGGTATTGTTGAGATTGGCGATGAGTTGCTATGGGTAGATTCATATGACCGTATCTCAAAGACAGCAACTATCCCTCCCTATGGTCGTGGCTTTATGGGTACTACTGCTACAACACATGATGCTGGTGAACGCGTAGTCATTACTCCTACATTCCCTCGCTCATCTGTTAAACGTGCAATTCAAGATACTATCCGAGCCATTGGCTCTAGCATCTTTGCTGCTAAGAATACTTCCTTTACCTATAATGCAGTTGTAGATACATATGCTTTTACAAATCTAAATATGCAGAATGTCCTTCGTATGTCATGGCAGGATATTGGTTCTGCTAAGCGTTGGATTCCAATCACACGTTTTGCTTGGGACCCATCTCCAGATACTGCTACTTGGGGTGCTAACTCTCAGACAGTAACTATTAATGACCGATATATTCATGCTGGTCGTAAAGTTAATGTCACCTATGCAACATCACCTGCAACATTGAGCACATCATCTACAGATTCATTTGCTACACAAACAGGACTATCTGAATCAGTAAGAGATGTAATCGTACTCGGCGCTTCATACCGCCTACTATCATTCCTAGACCCTGCACGTAATGCACTGACTAGCCCACAGGCTGATGAACTAGATACAAAGCGTCAGTATGGTTCTGGAAATACAGCAACACGTGCTCTGTACCAACTTTATGCAGCACGCTTGGCTGAGGAAACTCAGGCACAGCAGCAGCAATACCCTCCACGCATTCGCTATAGCCGATAGGAATCTGAATGACAACCCGTAAATACTCATCCCGCTCGCAGAAGACAACACTTGCATCTGCGATTACATCATCTAGCAACTCGATTACAGTTGTGTCTGCAACGTCTCTCCTTGGTGGAGTGACCGTTGCTGCTGGTGAAACATACACAGTTGTCATTGACCCAGATACAGCCCTTGAAGAAATTGTAGACGTATACAAGGTAGACGGAAACCCTGTCTCTGGTAATACCCTAGCCATTGTCCGCAACATTGATGGTTCTGTAGCACAGTCTCACTCTGCTGGTGCAGAAGTTCGACACATGGCTATTGGTCGTGACTACCGTGACGCTAATACACATGCTGAGAATGTAACTGCAGCACATGGTTTAACTATTGCCAACGTCCTTGAGACAACAGATACCAACATGATTACAACAGCAATGTTGCAGTCTAACGCTGTTACTACAGCCAAGATTACAGATGCTAACGTCACAACTGCTAAGTTGGCTGATAGCGCTGTAACATCTGCAAAGATTGCAGATGGAACAATTGTTGCTGGAGATATTGCAGACGCTGCTATCACTAGTGCAAAGATTCTAGACGGTGCTGTAGGCACAGCAAAAATTGATGACTCTGCTGTAACTGAAGTTAAGATTGGCTCTAGCGCAGTAACTGTAGGGAAGATTGCAACTAACGCTGTAACCACAACTAAGATTCTTGATTCAAATGTTACTACTGCTAAGATTGCAGATTCAGCCATTACCTCAGCCAAGATTGCTGACGGCACTATTGTGGCTGGCGACATTGCAGATGGCGCTGTTACTTCGGCTAAGATTCTAGATGGCACTATTGTTGCAGGAGACCTTGCTGACGGTGCCGTTACATCTGCCAAGATTCTTGACGGTACTATTGTCAACGCTGACATTAATGCTACTGCTGCTATTGCTAAGACTAAGTTGGACCTTGGTGGAACTATTACTTCCGCTGACTTGGTTGACGGAACTATTGTAGCCTCAGACATTGCAGATGGAACTATCACTGCAGCCAAGATGGTCTCAGACCCATATGCTCGTACTAACCACACTGGCACACAGACTGCATCTACTATTTCAGACTTTAACACAGCGGTTCGCACTAACCGCCTAGACCAGATGGCTGCGCCTACTGGCTCAGTATCACTCAATAGCCAGAAGGTAACTTCTCTTGCTACACCGACTGACAACACAGATGCAGCAACTAAGGCTTATGTAGATACAAAGGTTGCAGACCTAGTTAACTCAGCACCTGGAACACTTGATACTCTTGGTGAGATTGCTAGCGCAATCCAATCAGGTGGAACTGTCTACGAGTCATTCGTACTCAAGTCAGGTTCTACAATGACAGGTGCTCTTACACTGTCAGGTGCTCCATCATCTAACCTACACGCTGCTACAAAGGCTTATGTAGATACTGTGGCTGGTTCTGCAACTGCTGCTGCAGCCAGCGCAACTGCTGCTGCTGCCTCATACGATTCATTCGATGACCGCTACCTCGGTGCTAAGTCAACTGCTCCATCTGTAGACAATGATGGCAATGCTCTTATCACTGGTGCTATCTACTGGAACTCATCTTCTAACCAGATGTATGCTTGGACAGGTTCTGCGTGGGGTTCAATCTCATCTACTGCAGATATCTATCGCTTCCGCTACACAGCATCAGGTGGAGAGACATCGCTCTCTGGTCCAGATGCAAACGGACTAACACTCTCCTACATCGTAGGCAAGGAGCAGGTATACCTTAACGGTGTACTTCTTGCTCGCACATCTGACTACACAGCATCTAACGGTTCAAGCATTACATCTCTTGCAGCACTTGCTGCTAGCGACATTGTAGAAATCATTACCTTCACAGCGTTTGAACTTGCAGACTCAATTGCTCGTTCGCTCTTTGACGCTAAGGGTGATTTGCTTGTAGCAACATCTGCTGACACACCAGGCAAGTTAACAGTAGGCTCAAATGGTCAGGTCCTTGTGGCTGACTCAGCCGAAGCAACAGGTTTGAAGTGGTCATCTTACGACCCACTTCCTAGCCAGAGTGGAAACTCAGGCAAATTCTTAACAACAAACGGAACCGCAACATCTTGGGGAACCGTATCAACAGACCCAATCCCACAAATCCTTATGTTAGGCGGAATGTAATATGGCAACAACTTATAAAGTATTGGGTCAGGTTAACCCAAGTGCAACAACTGCAACCACTCTCTACACGGTACCTGCTGCTACGCAGACTGTAGTATCAACTATCTCAGTATGTAATCAGGCATCTACTGCTGCTACATACCGCATCGCGGTACGCGTTGCTGGTTCTGCTCTATCTGCAGAAGAGTACATTGTATACGGAGCAACAGTACCTGCATCTGATTCAACATTCATCACAGCAGGAATCACTCTTGGCGCAACAGATGTAGTAACAGTCTACGCATCTAGCGCAAACGTTTCATTCAACGCATACGGAAGCGAGATTGCATAATGGCAGTAGGTACAGTATCGGGCATTGAAACAGAAAATAACTGGCAGTTAATTGCCAGTGCCTCTCCAACATCAGGAACAACTGCTGCATCTTTTACATCTATTGCTGGATATAGCAGAGTTATGGTTGTATGGAAAGCATTAAGGGCTAGTTCTGGTGCTTGGTTATTTTTAAAAGTAAATAACGACACAACTGCTGGAAATTATGCGGGAATGGCTGCCTATACTAGCGCCTCTAACTTTGAATCAGAATCATTAATTCCCGTAAGTGGTTTTAATGGAACAAATCATAGCGGTGCAATTACTATTGAAAATGTAAATCAATCAACACCGCATCAAATATCTAATTTTGCTGCATATCAAACAAGTCAGTTTACTGGAGCAATTCTTAACTCTAGTCCTATTACTCGAATTGATTTGTATATAAACACTTCGGCTCTTACTGGTGGCACAGTTGAACTTTGGGGAGTTGCTGGGTAACTATGGCTATCAATAGAACATCTCCCAAGAAGGGTAAAGTTGTAGACATTCCTACAGTTCCGACTGTTGGCACTGCTACTGATGGTGGTGGCAAAGCAACCGTAGGATACACAGCATCTACTAAAGGTGGACCTGCAACTACATTCACAGCAATTTCTAATCCTGGTTCTATTACAGGAACTGGAACAACTAGCCCTATTACAGTATTAGGACTTACAGAAGGAACTTCATATACAT